TTCAGCTTCAGCATCTACGCTATGGTAAGCGTTAAGATCTTGAGCGAATTCTGGAGTCCATTGTGCTTTTAACTTACGAGTTTTAGCAACGATAGCTTCAGATTTTAACTGAACATTGATTTCTGGGATAGAAATTGTAGTGTTAGCATTAGTTTTAGCAACACCATCTTCAAAATCACCACGAGCATCAGCTGTAGGCTGTACATCATAGAATAATGTAACAGTTTGACCAGGGTTGTTAGATACTAAAGAACCAGTTACAATGAAAGAAGCTGTATTGTTAGATACAGAAGTGAATGCTTGTAAAATATCAGTTGCATTGATTGAACCTGAAGTAAATACGAAAGCACGAGCACCATTTAAATCTGCATTAGAAGGAAGTGGAACTTGGATTTTCTTATAAGAACCAGTAACTACATAGTTTTGATCTAAGTTAACATCAGACCAAGAAACTGAATTAGTTACAGCAGCGATAGAAGCTGAGTATTGGTTGATAGAATAACCAAATTTACCAGCACCATAAAGAGACTGAGAAGCAATATCGGTTACGTTTGTGGTAGCGTTAGCACCATAAAGAGAACCGTTAGTAGCGAATGGTCTTACATTTGTGCCATATTTGAAATCAAGATAGAATACAAGACCTGAAGGTAAGTTCATTGGTTGTACACTAACGAATTCTTTAGCAGCGATTTCACCGAATACACGACGAACGAGTGGAAGAGCAACGCCATTCCAACCTTCAGCGTTATAACCAGCACCGGTAACACCAGCAGATCCACCTGTGGTAGAAGCTTCAGAGATTAATTGCTTGGCTTGATTTTCAAGTAACACAGCCATTGTGTTTTTGTCAGTAGTGGATTTGATACCTTCTAAAAGGCCAGATTTTGCCCACTTGCTAGACAATTTTTGAGCATCTTCCATTACATTCTTGTATTGGTTAGATGATTCGAGTAATTGTTGTACGTTCATTTTAAAATGAATTTAGGGTTTTTGTTAATTAAAATTTAGTAATACCTGCTAACATTTTCCATCTAGAAACTGTATCGTCTACTTCAACGATTGGTTTTTGTGGAGCCATACCAGCAGCTTTAGAAGCAAATCCTAATGATTCTTTAACAATGCTCTTCTTAGATTTTTCAATTGCACTGTTCATAGATTCAAAAATAGCTTTAGCTTCTGTTGGGGTAGTTGCTTTATCAAATTGAGCAATTACCTTAAGTTTTTGTGATTCGTTCAAATTCTTAGCTTTGAAGATTTTGTTAACATAAAGTAACTTAGCGTTAAGTAAGTTTACTTCATTTAACTCGTTACGAAGAGCTTCGATAGTATCGATTGCTTCTTTCATTTCGTCTTTTTCATCTTCTTTTTTCTTCTTATCTTCTTTTTTCTTAGCTTCGTACATGTCGTCTTTGTCATCGTCAGCTTCGTCTAAAGAATCAAGTTCAGCTAATAATTCTTCTAAATCGATTTCGTCTAAATCTTCTTCTTCAGCGATTTCTTCAGTTTCACCTTCCATTTCACCATCGATGTTTACAGCCATTTCTTCTTCACCACCTTCACCACTCATGTCAGCGCTCATATCCATTTCTGGAGCTTCAGCACCACCCATTTCAGATGAAATGATGTCTTTGATAATGTCTTTTAATTCATCAACTGTTAAGTCAGTGATTTTGTCTTCGCCTTCAGATTCTTCTTCTTCAGACTCTTCTTCTTCCTCCTCTTCTTCAGCTTCTTCAGCTTCATCGAGGTCTTCTTTTTCTTTTTTAGCTTCGTCCATTTCTTCTTTATCTTCTTTTTTACCTTCTTCAAGCTCATTTTCTTCGCTTAATTCAGCTAAAATTTCGGATAAATCGAAATCTTCTTCTAATTCGTCTTCTTCAAGTGCAGCGCCTGCAGCTCTGTATTTGTCTTGAATTGGATCATCTGTATCTGCAGATGCAAATGCAGATGGAAGAGCTTCTTCCATTTTTTCTTCGTCCTTATCTTTAGCTTCGTCCATATCTTCTTCGTATTCCATTTCTTGCAATTTAGCAGCAAGCATGTTTTGAAGTTTTGGTGCGAGAGCTTCTTCAAGGGCGGCTTTAGCGTTTGCTAACGCAGCTTCGCGAACGGCTTTAGCGTCGGCGATAGCCTCTTTGAATAAGTCTTTGTTTGACATTGTCCTTAAATTTAATTGAGGAAATAAGATTATTAGGGAATCTTAATAGGGGGTTTATAATATACCCAGGTTGCATAAAGAATGGGCAACCTATTTAGGATGCCCATAAATATATGTAGATACTAAAAACCGTGAATTACTGGCAGAGTTTTTTTAGTATTTGATTATTTTTGTCGATTCTTCTTTTATGTTTAAGACCATTTTTTCTTGATTTCATTGGTCTCCATGTATTTTTTGATCGTGCCATATTATTTAGTTATTAACACAATGGACAAACGCCAGTTGCATTACAAATAATTTCAGTAATTAAACTATTTACTTTACTATAATCTTTTACTGACATGTGTTTTTTAGATTCAGCTAATGTCATGTATGCTTGTGGAGTTGAAGGAACTGATACTAAATCCCAACACAATAATTCAAAATCATCTTGTACTTCAACGGTTTCACCTAATTGTTTAACAGATCCCATACCACGAGATGAAATACCAAGTGGAATACCAGACATTACTAATGCTTTAGCGATATTACCTGCTGGTGTAGGTAAAAGTTGTAATTTACCCATTAAATCATTTCCTTTCCACCATACTTCTGTAATAACATGAGAAGTATTTGCTAAATTCACAACAGATGCTTCAGGATGATCGAGTTCTCCTAAAGCTGTACGTGTTTTTACTGGTCCATCTGCGTATTTTTTTACTTCTCTTTCAAGAATTTCACGAGGATATACACGACCATTGCCATTCTTTTGCTCAGCTTCTTGTAATTTACCAACAAGAGTAACAAGAGATTTACCTTCACCTAATTGCTTATTTTCAGCAATTGTAAGTTTTGCTGATTGGAATGGTGTATGATCTATCAATAATGATTTGCTCATTGTTATTTTTTATTATTTTTCATCTAATTGATGACCAGCTACATCAGTTACATTATCACGACCATCAAAAGTTTCAGCTATTACTTCACGTACAACTTCTTCTAATGTTGATTTAAATTTATCAAATGACTTGCCTAAATCAACACCTGGTCTAAATGATGGTTTTTTAAGTGTTAAGCGATAATAATTAATTGGAAGTTGATCATCCATTATATCAGAATCAACTTCAACATTAAATTGTGATTTTAATTTTGCTACAGCATCTTCAGGTAAAATATCCCAATATTCATATCTTAAAATAGCTTCGTCTGGACGAAAACGAGATTGTTGAAATTCAATTTTATCAGATAAAGATGGTAAATTTGTATCAACCCATTCTATAGCTTGTTTTACAACAGCATTTGGTTCTTCACCTGGTAGTGGACTGAATTTGGCTTCCTGTAATGCTTTAGGCATTTTAACTTTCTGCATTTGATTATCTTTATCAACTAATTCAACTGCTTCTTTTTTCTTTTTAACCTTTTTTTCTTCAGGAGTTTTGTATTTTGGAACTGAGGGTGACTCGATTCCTGAGAGTTTAAGTGCAGTATAATAGAATGGATTTTCAGCTAAATGATCTAAAGCAATTTTTTTAGCTTTATCTAAATCGTCTGTATGTTCCAATTCAACTTTAATACCCATTCTTAATTCTTGTGGGTGAATTTGATTTGGATGTAATTCGGTTTTAGCTTCTTTTTTCTTTTTAGCTTCACTTATTGCACCAGGGAAATCTTGAAATTTATATTTTTCAGGACCTAAATCTTCATCACCATATTTAGCAAGCATAGCTGCTAAATCAGCATCTTCATCATTTTCCTCTTTATCTCCAGCTCTAGCTAATATATCATCTATATCACCTATAAAAGCATTAGCTCCAGGTCCGGGTTGAAACATACCATACATGTCAATAACATCAACATGATCTAAAGCTTTCATTGCTTTAGCCTTTTTTTCAGGAGAAAGATCCATATTTTCAATAGCGTTTTGAAATTCTTCAAACCACTGTTCCTTAACATCTTCAGGAGAATTTACTGTAGCTTCACTTAAAATAGCTTTATTTTTAAGGATTTTAACAGCATCATTAAATGAAGTTACATTAGTAATATGTTGAGGCATACTCATACGTAAATTACGCATAAAGTTATGTTGAGACATTCTACCTTCTTTTAAATCGCGATATTGGTTTTGTATACTTTTCATCTTATTTTTATTTATCGGCCTTGACCTCTATAATTTTTTTCTGAATGATCGTGTTTGTTAAATGATTTTTTTGCTTTACCTGTTTTACGCTTACCAAATGATATTTTATGGTTTTCACGTGAAGAACCACCCTTAGCCTTTGCCATTATTGATTAAGGTTTTTAATTTTATTATTTAATTGGTTTACCATTTCGGAAATAGTGGCAACATTCTTTTGTGTTGCTTTCCAGTAATTAATTCCTCCATCTTCACTTAATTCTTGCTTCATACGAGAAGTGTATTCAACAATACGATCAATTTCTTGTAGTTTTTTCTTTACTTCACGAATTGCTTTATGTAATTGTTCAGATTTAGTTCTGAATTTTACATCTTTTTTAAATTTGTTATAGGTTACTTCGTTAAGTAATTCTTGCTTAATAATTTCTTTTAATGATTCGTTCATAGCGGATTTTTTACCTTTCCATAATTCTTTATAATCAAGCATTTTGGAATGTTTAGGCATTCCTCCAGCTAGTTTCCAACCTGATTTTTGTGCTTGTTGTGTTGCTAGATTTGGTCCTTGACCTTTTTTAGCAAATGCGTTTGGAGTTAAATAACCAGGTACACCGCCTGTAGTAGACATTTCATCTAACAATTCGCGTACAAGTGATTTAATATATTCTTTGATATCCACTATTTAATTGATTTTAATTCTTCAATTAATTGATAATATTGTAAAAGAGAAATGATATTTTCATCCTTTACACTTTGGGTTTTATCTAATGGTTGTAACAAAGTAACTACTTCAGCTAATTTAATCTGAGTAGTTTTATCAGATACTGTTGGAATTAACGTACTGATTTCTTCAGTAATTGTTTTGAAATTATTATTAACAAAATCACGTAATTTAGTTGTATTAGTAATATTATTAATAAATTCCTTTAATATTAATTTTTGACGATCAGATAAAGTAGCATATTTGCTATTAAATTTCTCTAATAACATGCGGTAAGCAAGTATGCGAGAACCCTTATCCATATTATTAAACTCTTCCATTACACGATCTTTAACACCTTCCTTATCAACTTCTTTACGTGTAATATGTTCTAATAATGTAATTTTATTGTCAATAATTTGTTGAGGAGCTGTAAATTCTAATGAATTGTGTGCTTCTATTAAATTAAAAACAGCAGCTAGTTGCTTATAGTTACTAATTTTTGCTTTAAAAAATTCTTCTAAATCATAATGTTCACGAATATCCTTAATTAAGTTGTATTTTTCTTTGCGTAAAGCTGTTTTATTTAAACGCAAAGAAGCTTCAAGCGTTGCGTTGATAAACGTTTCAGCTTTAGCTTCACTTAATGATTTAGGTTGAATTAACGCTTGATATAATTTATATTCTTTTGCTAATTCGGATTTGTTAAAATATTTTTTAACTAAACCAATAGCGGCAGAATCTTTATTAGATACAGTATCAGATGCAATTTGTCTTACGAGCAATTCGAATAAGATACCTGTATTTTTGAATTTGCTATGTTTAATTTTCATAATGAATAGTGTGCACTACCTATAAATATGTATTTATTATATATCCTTAATATTTTTCTCGTCTAATAGTGACGGTTCCTGATCAGGTCCTACCACAAGTTCTTTACGAGCTATGTTCATTCCCTCAAATAATCCTTTATGTTTTTTTAATTCTGATAAAGCTAAAGGTGAACCTCCTTTAGGTGTTCCTTCACCTGTTTCATTAGGAGTAGACGTAGTATTATTAGCAATTTTGCCTGTTCTATCTTTACCTAATGGGTCTTGTTGTGTACCTATAATAGATGCTTTTTCCTTAGGACGACCTGGTTTTTTCTCATCATATCCTGCAGGTACAGGACCATTAGTGTCCATTCCTGCTCTACCTTTACCATATAATGAAGCTAGGTCATGTGGGGTACCAAATGATCTACCAGTTTTAGCTGGGTCATTACCTTCATTCTCAATTTGAGCGAGACGGAATACACGCTTTTTATCTTCAAGTACTAAATCACGGTACTCATCAAACTGATCTTCACTAAATTGGAACAATTGATGATAGATCCAATCTGATGGTAATAAATTAGTGTCTTGAATTGATTTAGCTAGGTCAACTTTTTCTTTCCATAATGCTACTTTCTCTTGTTCATAAACAACAGAAGGAACAGTCAAGGATAATTCAAAGTTTGATAATGCTTCACCATCATATCCCTGAACATATAAATGCACTAATGCTATTTTGTATAGTTCTGATAGGGCAATGCGTTGAATACGTTCAACTGTACGAGCAAATCTAATATCTTCGGCAGCTAATGTAGCTTTACCTTGTAAATCTTTTTCAAATCCAAAATATGCTTTAGGTACTTTAAGAGCAGCTAACATTTCATCACGTAAAAATACTACGTCTTCAATAGCATTGTATTCAAGACCTTTAACAGTATCGATCTTAGTTGCTGTGTCATTACCACGAGTTGGAAGATAATAATCCTCCATCATATTCATCAAATTATAACGCAAATTATATTCACCTGTTTGTTGATCAACATAAGGTGTTTTTTTCATTTTTTGCATCACCTTTTGCATGTATCCATCAACTTCATTTGGTGGAATATTACCTACATTTACAGTGAATATACGTTTTTCTGGGGCACGAGTAATACGATGCAATAACATTGCATCTTTCATCAAAACATATTGCTTATAAGTTTTACGAGCAGGCTCAATATAAGATCTACCATATGGAAGATAGTTAGCATCAGTTAATAATCTAAAGTGAGCTATTTCGTAGTTTTGAAATGTAACTTTACCATCTTTATCTTTACGGTAATCAGCATAATTATAACCACCTGCTGTTAATACCATTGGATCAATTCTAAATAGGACAAGAGACGGATTTTTAGGGTCAGTTCCTTCTTCACGTACCATATCATAAACTGATAATGGTGTTACATTATATACACCAAACTGATCAGCTATTTCTAGGTGTAAATAAAAATCACCGTATTTACACATGTTACGTATCCATAACCATAAGTTAAATTCGATATTTAAAACATCGTAAAATAAATTGTATAAAATACGTTGAACATTTTCATCTGCACTTTTAATTTGTAATACCTCTCCAGTTTCATTTTTTAAAGTAGATTCATCAGCAAGTATATCTAATGTAGATGCTATGATTGAATCTGTATCCATTGCTTCATAGTCTGTATATAACTGAATACGAAGTGTTTGGTAATTCATCGTTGGGTTATATGGCATATTGGCGCCATAACGATGAAGTTTAGTGAATCTATCTATGAGGGCGTTTGTTTTTACGTTACCATAGGCTTGAATACGATCAACGTCTACTACTTTTAATTGGTTACCACCAACATTTCTAATAATAACGTCTGTACTAAATAACCTTCTAAGCCTATCAAACAAACCTGGTTGTTGTTCTGCCATTATATTGTTTTATTATATCAATAAATATTTATTACCCTAATATCCATGAAGCGTCTTCGAATCCTCCACGACCATCGCTTACCATGTATGGGTTTTGAACTCCGTTGGGTAATGTCGGTCCTGAAATGTATCCTGTCTTAGTAATATTAGATATCATTGCTCTATTTAAATCCATTCCTTGTTCATAAAATTTCATTGCTGTGTCTCTAGTAAATAATCCTATACCTAGCGACATTACTAAATCGTCATTATAACCATTCTGTGCTTGTGCTTTACCATTTTGCCAAATAAATACACGTAATTCTTCTAATAAACGTTTTGATCTAAAAATAAAAGCTTTTTCTCGAATATACGACTCCATTTTGGAGATAACAAGAGGTCTTGTTTTAGTTGATGTAGTAAATCCAGGAACTGTTTGATCAGATTCCATTTTAGCTAACCATTTATCCATATGCATTTCACCATAAGCACGAGGTGAATAATATAATTTAGGATAATCTTTTTCTATAATTGTGTTAACAACATCCCAACCTACATTAGCATTTTCAACTACAAGCAAAGCGTTATTATACTCAGAAGCAACAGATACCAACATATT